AAAAGGCGATGTAAAACGCTCCGTTGGCCTGTCAGTGCTGCGCCGATTCGCACCAGATGCAGAGAACAATGCATGGAATTTGCTGGGCAATGGTGGCCGCCATGAAGGCTGAATTTAGATATCCATCTAAGTCGAGGAGTCGGCGCGACCTCGGCGAGACCTCGAAGGGACAGTCCCGCCGACAAAGATGGAGCTGTGGGATAACCCTGTGGAGTTATCCACAGGTTATCCACAGCCTAATCACCGATTTTTGATGAGCTTGACAAGTCGGAGATACCTCGGTTTTTTTCTTTGGGGGGTATCTTCGACTTGGTCACCTCGACTAAGGAGCTTGACAGTGAAAAGTTATCCACAGGCAGATGAATGGAAAGATGAGGAGCGCGTTTTGTGCAAAAACTGCTCGAATTTGGAGTCGAGGATACAGCAGTGGAATTTCAAGGCAGAGGAGTTTGAGAAGTTCCGCAGGGTCAACGACAAGGCTGGGCAATGGATGTTTGAGGCCGTGCTGGTCAAGAACGGCTGGGCCAAGGTTTCGTTCAGTCAGGACTTTTGTACAAAGACCGACAACTTGTGCATCCCAGAAAAAGTATTACACCATTGCCACATGTTCAGCGATGAGACTCCCGCAAGTGCAAGCGATTCCGTAGAATCACCTGCATGGTGGGAATTGACATAAAGCGCAAGAGGAAAAGCATTGAGCATGCCGAACAGGTCAAGCTGGTGCAGCGCGTCAGGGCTTTCCATCCTGATGTGCTGATCGCAGCAATACCAAATGGGGGCGACAGAACGCCGCAAGAGCGCGTTAGGCTGCATGGCGAGGGGGTACTTGCCGGAATGCCTGATCTGTGCGTCCTGAAGCGATCCAAGGGCTTTGGCGGGTTGTTTGTGGAGATGAAAACGAAAATAGGGGTTGTCAGCAAGGAGCAGAATTGCATTGCAAAGCAACTGAACGATGAGGGCTATCTGTGCGTGATCGCCAGATCAGCCGATGAGGGTTTCAAAATCATTGAGGAGTATTTAGCATGAGTCGTGACACATTGGCCGAGATTGCAGACCAGAGCGCTGCAAACATTGCGGCAGCACAAAGCAAAAAGGCTGAACTCAGCGGGGCAAACAAAGCCATCCACAAGTTCGGTGGTGAGGACGCCACATTTGAATTCATTGCAAATGGCGGCACGACATCCGCACTGTGCAAGGCATTAGGTGTGGCGGTTACGACATTTGACAGATGGATTGACAGAGGCGGCGAGACGCGCCGCTCTGCCTACGCGCAGGCGCGTGCGCGTGGTGGGCAAAGTTTAGCAGAGCAAACGATTGAAATTGCAGACGCTGCAACCATCCAAGAGGTGCAGCTTGCCAAGCTGCGCTGTGACCGGCGTGCGTGGCTGGCCGGCAAGCTGAACGATGACTACTCTGACAAGCCTGCACCGCTGGTGAACATCGACCTTGGCAGCCTGGCACTAGACGCATTGAGGCATCGGGTTGTCACGCCCGTAAACGGGATTGACAAAGCCGTGATTGACGAGGGTTAACCCTCGGAATCTGGGGCTGGTGGCCGCCGGCTGGCCGCCACCGCGCCGAGACCCCCCCGTCCCGCGCCTTGGCGGGGGCGGCTGATGCGGCACTAATCACCTACCAACCCTCAATCCCTAAAAAAAATTTTTTTTAAAAACCACTTGACAACCTGCCAACCTGCTACATAATTGCACTGTCAGTCAATAAATTAACAGGGAGAGCAACTAAATGACAGTCTACGGGTATGTGAGGGTGAGCACTACAGAGCAGGTTGACAACACCAGCATGCAGGAGCAGAAGCGGCAGATCGAGGGCAACGCCCTAACGCACAACTTGGTCATTGACCAGTTCATCGAGGATGGCGGCGTGAGTGGTGCAGACCCCTTCTTTGCACGACTCAGCGCCAATGGAATCACCCTGGCAGAAGGCGACACTGTGATCGTGGCCAAGCTGGATCGGTTCAGCCGTGATCTGCTGGATGCGCTTCAGTCGATCAAGAAGTGCAAGGAGCTTGGTGTCAAGCTGATCATCAACGGCCACGGGGATGTCACTGACTCCAGCAACATCTACGCGCAGCTCATGCTGGAGATCTTGTGCAGCTTTGCCGGCCATGAGCGCAGGGTGCTGAAGGAACGCCAGAAGCAGGGGCAAGCTGCCAAGCGCAAGGCTGGCGGCCATCTGGGTGGTTCAGCAAAGTTCGGGTATGCCATCCAAGGCACGGGTCAGGCGGCAGTCTTGGTGGAAAAACCTGAAGAGCAGGCGGCGCTGAAGTACGCCAAGGAGATGCGTGCGACAGGAATTAGTTTTCGGGCCATATCGGCAATTTTAAAAACCAGCCACGGGGTTATTGTTTCGCATGAGGCAATCCGCAGGGCATTACAGGAAGAAGCAGCATGAAGTTGATGCATGAACACATTACAGGACTATGCCGCCAGCCACTGGAGTGCTGGTACGAGTGGGAGGCCGCAGAGCCTGAAGTTAAAGAGGCCGGCGTAGTAATTGAGCCGGCCATCCCTGAGCAGGTAATATTAATTGAAGTCTGGGTAAATGGCGCGGATATATTCGAGTTAATCAGCGATGACATGAAAGAAGTAATTGAGATTGCGATTAAAGAGGATAGATATAAATGACGCCATTAAATCATGGTGGCAAAAGAAAGGGTGCTGGTAGACCCAGAGCCAATATATCTGTCAGCAGGGTATTAAAGTTATTCTCTGAGGGAGTAACTAAGAAAGATATAGCAGAGAAATTCGGAGTTAGTGAGGCAACAATTGGTCGAATTATTAAAAGGGAGAAACGATAATGTGGAAATATCTGTGGACAGAGTTGCGGTTGATGCTCAAGACCGTCACGCCGGCACAGGCCGTGGCGCATGAGTTGTTGATTGCGGAGCATGAATTGCTGGCGGCTGAGTCTGGGGTGGAGTACGCGACAGCCTTGGTGACCTACAACAAGAATCGGGTGAAGCGCCTGAAGGCGTACTTGGCCAACACTGAGGAGGTGGCGACATGACCAGGATGTGCGACACGGGTTATCGTGAATGCCCACGCCAGCCGACTTGCGGCATGGACTGCTACTTCACCACGGCAGAGCTTGAGCCAGAGACGCGCAAGGTCAAGGCGTATCCGGCAGTGCCGCAGGATATTGAGCCAGTGCCGGAAACTTGGCAGGTGATCGGCAGTGTTGTCGTTGGCTTTGTGCTGGTGGCGCTGATGGTGGTCTGTCTGCTGCTGTTCTTTACGGGGCTTTGGATTTGGAGTTTGCTGATATGAAAACAATCATTGAGATGGCGCGGGAGGCTGACCCTAAAGCCAACCTTAGTGAGCCGTATTGTCTTGACCACGAAACAAGGGCGTGGCTTGAACGCTTTGCCGCTCTTGTTGCAGCAGCAGAATTTGCTAAACGGGAATGGAACTTCTGTGAACGATGCGGCAAGCGCACTGCTGACCTGACCACGATTCACACATGCACAACACCACCAGCGCCGCGCCCGTGGGTAGGGCTGACGGGTGAGGAGATTGATGAACTTGCCGAATGGCACGGATTAGATTTGATGGTGTATGTCCCATTTACCGAGGCCATTGAAGCCAAACTCAAGGAGAAGAACACGCCACAGATCGACCCGAACAAGTGGGCCTTTGACAATGGGTTAGAGTCCACATGATCAAAAAAAATGTCTTTGCCGAGTGGGTTGAGCGATACCACAATGACCCCGTGCTGTTTGTCAAGGAGGTGCTGGGCGTAGACCCAGACCCGTGGCAAGAGCGTTTTTTGGGTGCGATTGCCCGTGGGGATCGAAAGATCAGCGTGCGATCTGGCCACGGGGTGGGCAAGAGTACGGCAAGCTCATGGGCAATGCTCTGGTACTTTATGACCAGGTCGCCCGTCAAGGTGGTGGTGACCGCGCCGACCAGCAGCCAGCTTTATGACGCGATGTTTGCCGAGTTAAAGCGCTGGATCAACGCGATGCCGGCGCCATTGCAGAGTCTGCTGACTGTCAAGCAGGAGAGGATCGAGTTCAACGCTGCGCCGACTGAGATGTTTATATCGGCCAGGACATCACGGGCCGAGCAGCCCGAGGCTTTGCAGGGTATTCACTCTGAGTATGTGATGCTGGTGGCCGATGAGGCGTCAGGTGTGCCGGAGCAGGTGTTCGAGGCGGCGGCTGGCAGCATGTCCGGCCACAACGCTGTGACCCTGCTGCTGGGCAATCCGGTGCGGAGCAGCGGGTTTTTCTACGACACGCACACAAGGCTGGCTGGCGAATGGACAACCTTTCAGGTGGCATGCACCGATTCGCCACGGGTGAGCGATGAGTATGTCAAAGAGATGGCCATGCGCTACGGCGAGGAAAGCAATGTCTACCGGATCAGGGTGATCGGGGAGTTTCCCAAAGGGGATGATGACACCGTCATCCCGATGGACTTGCTGGAGAGTGCGCTGCACAGGGATGTGGCGGCCAGCAAGTCAGCGCCGATGGTCTGGGGGCTGGATGTGGCGCGGTTTGGCTCAGACAGGTCAGCGCTGTGCAAGCGGCAGGGCAATGTGGTGACGGAGAGCATCCGCACTTGGAAGAATCTGGACTTGATGCAACTGACGGGGGCGGTGGTGGCCGAGTTCAATGCGCTTGCCCCGAGTGAGCAGCCACGGGAGATTCTGGTCGACAGCATCGGTCTGGGGGCTGGGGTGGTGGATCGGCTGCGGGAGTTGGGGCTGCCGGCGCGGGGGATTAATGTGAGCGAATCTCCAGCGATGGGCGGCACATACCGGAACTTGAAGGCCGAGCTTTGGTACAAGGCCAAGGCGTGGCTTGAGGCGCGGGACTGCAAACTGGCCAAGGATGAGGTGCTGATAAGCGAGTTGGCCACAGTGCGCTACACCTTCACATCGTCAGGCAAAATTGCCATTGAGGGCAAGGATGAGATCAAAAAGAGGGGTCTGCCGTCACCGGACAAGGCCGATGCCTTTGTTTTGACCTTTGCGAGCGATGCTGTGGCAGGGATGTTTGGGTCGGTGGCCAGCAGCAAGTGGAGTCAACCCTTACGCCGAAACCTATCAAGAACTGCATAATTGGGCATTTGCAACCAAGGAGTTTGACCATGATGACTAAAGGCCAGAAAAAAGTCGGTAAGGTGATGGGCGAGTTCAAGTCGGGCAAGCTGACATCCAGCGGCAAGCCGGTCAAGAATCCAAAGCAGGCGATTGCCATTGCCATGTCTGAGGCCAAGCTGCCCATGCGCGGTCAGCGCACGGCAAAGAACAAGGCGAGAAAATAATGGCCACGATTAAAGAAACCATGACCCAATTGATGGGTGACGATGAGGCGGGTGAGAACTGCCCTACGGCCACACAAGACATCACCATCAATCTGCGCAACAGGGCCAAGGCGATCAACAGCGCCAACTATGGGCCTGAAAATCCCGACCTGCCCAATACTGCCTTTTGGAAGAAAAAGGCAGACGAGTGGGAGGTAGACATTGAAGATGCCAAGATGAGCCGGTGCGGTAACTGCGCGGCTTTCAATCAAGAGGAGTCAATGCTCGACTGCATTGAAAAGGGCATTGGCGGCGAGGGGGATGCCGAGGAAGTTATTGACAAGGCTGATCTGGGCTACTGCGAAATCTTTGACTTCAAGTGCGCGGCCAGCCGTACCTGCGATGCATGGGTCACAGAGAGTGACGAGGACGAGGGCTACGAGGGCGGCGAGAATAGCGCGATGGAGGGTGAGGAAATGGAAGACAAGCCGATGCTGGTGATCAAGATTGGCGCAAAGAAATGAAAGCCGCCAAGCCTGCCAAACCTAAATCAAGTGTGAACGCTGCTGGCAACTACACCAAGCCAACCATGCGCAAGGCTCTGTTTGAGTCGATCAAGGGTCGGGCGGTGCAGGGTACAGCGGCAGGGCAGTGGTCAGCACGCAAGGCGCAGCTTTTGGCCAAGTCTTACAAGGAAAAAGGCGGGGGCTACAAATGAAAGCACCACAGCAATCCCTGAAAAACTGGGGCGACCAAAACTGGAGAACGAAAAGTGGTAAAAAATCTTCTGTCACTGGTGAGCGATATTTGCCAGAATCTGCTATCAAAAGTCTCAGCCCTGCTGAGTACGCTGCGACAACACGCGCAAAGCGTGCTGGCAAAGCTGCGGGGAAACAATTCGTAAAGCAGCCCAAGGCAGTGGCCAAAAAAACGGCGGGGTTTAGATGAAGACCCCAGCTTGGCAGCGCAAGCTGGGTAAAAACCCATCCGGTGGATTGAATGCCAAGGGTCGAGCCAGCCTGAAAGCTGCCGGCCAAGACATCAAGCCACCCGTCAAGGCCGGCGACAACCCGAGACGGGCATCGTTCTTGGCACGCATGGCCGGCAATGATGGCCCTGAGTACAAAGATGGCAAGCCGACTAGGTTGCTGCTGAGTCTGAAGGCATGGGGCGCAAGCTCCAAGGCCGATGCCAAAAGCAAGGCGGCGGCCATCAGCGCCCGAAACAAAGCCAAGAAATGATCAGCCCGATTGTCATTGCCACAGTTAGGGGGCATGGTCTGGCGGTGCTACTGGAGTCAATCAAGCAATACGCGCCAGAGTGTCCGGTCTACCTGCGCGGCCCAGAGTCGGTGCTTGAGAACTTTGAGGCTGACCACAAAATCTACGGCCAGCCAAGAAACTTTGGCGATGACTACAACGAGGTGATTGAGGCGGCACTCAAGGACTGGTCATCATGCCTTGTGGCCAACGATGACATTGTGCTGACCCCGACCAGCGTCAAAACCTTGATGGAGGATGTGGCCATCATCAAGACCATGCGCAGCGTCAAGGCCGGCTGGGTGGCGTCAAGGACTGATGCGGCGCGGCCTTGCCAAAATGTGAGGGTTACTGAGAAACCTGAGAAGCTGAACTTTTACAAATTCCCGTCTGAGGCGCATATCAAGATGGCCGAGGAAGTCAGCCCGATATTCGCGTGGATCTCGGCTGAAGCATTTGAGGAGGCAAAGTTTCCCCCTCTGAATTGGTACAGTGACGATGTGCATTGTAGGGATTTGATTGAAAAAGGCTACTCGCATTTTGTGAGTGCCAGCTATGTCCACCACATCGGCAGCAATACCATTGGCTTTAATGCCCAAAAACTGCATGAGGACGCGCTGCCGTGGCTCATAGAGAATCGTCCAGAATATGCAAAGGCTTGGTTTGATGTTTAAAGACTAAAATTCAGGCAATGCGGTTTACCTAAAGGCACAGCCATGATTGAAAACATTACCGACAATTTATCCACCGACATTGCATCCCAGAATCAGATGGACGATGCGGAACTGCAAGCGATCATCACGCAAGACCTGACGGACGCCATCAGCTATGTGGACAGCGATTTGTCGCCAACCCGTGCGCGGGGGACTGAGTATTACCGAGGCGACCTGTTTGGCAACGAGGTCGAGGGCAACAGCAAGGTGGTGGCGATGGAGGTGCGCGACACTGTCAGCGCCATGCTGCCCAGCCTGATGAAGGTGTTTTTCTCTTCTGAGAATGTGGTCGAGTTTGTACCCCGAGGCCCAGAGGATGTGAAGTCTGCGCAGCAGGCCACCGACTATGTAAATTACATTTTCCAAAACGACAACAGCGGATTCCTGACCACCTATGCCATTTTCAAGGATGCGCTGGTCAGGAAGTGCGGCATTGCCAAGTTTTACTGGACTGATGATGAGAAAGTCCAGATTGACGATTACACCGGCTTGGACGAGCAGACCCTGCAAATGGTGATGCAAGAGCCTGACGCGCAAGTCAAGATTGTGGTTTCCTACCCAGACCCAGACATTGACGAGATGCAGATGACCACCATCGACCCGATGACGGGTCAGCCGGTGACGATGCCTGCGCCAATGCTGCACGATGTGCAGGTCAAGCGCGTCACCAAGGATGGCCGCATCACTGTGATGGCCGTGCCGCCCGAGGAATTGCTGCTTGACCGCAGAGCGCGGTCTTTTGATGATGCCACCATCATTGCCCACAGGCAGATGGCCACAGTGGCCGACCTGCTGGCGATGGGCTACGACCAAGACGAGATTGACGA